AGGGAGAACGTCTTCTCCGCTTTTTGCTACATATCCGACGTGCATGCTGTTGGTCATCAGCTCATACCAAAACCAAAGTTCTGAGGAGTGCTTGCAGCGCCAGCAATTGCACTGGCCATGTCAGCAACGCTTAAATTGCTACGTCGACCAAGAGCTAAGGTTCGCATAAAATCCATCGGATCAACAGATTTTTTTTGATCTTCGTATGGTAAATAGACGTTGAAAACAATTCCTCCTGGAGTTTGCATTTGCCGCGCAGAAATTTCTTGGGGCTTTGCTGGTTCTTGCTGCTGCTGTTGCTGTGGAGCTCCTGCAAGAGGATCTCCAAGTGTTTTTATTGCTTCTTTATAGAGAGATCCGCCGGGTTTAAACTTAGGAAGAGAAGAGCTAACAGAAGTTCCAAAAGAATCTTTTGCATTAAGTGAAACATTTGGATTGCCGCCCAAGACAGTGGCATATGCTTTTGCAATCCCCATGCCAGGTTTATAGCCGCGCTGTTGAAAATATTTTTCAACGTAAGGAAGTTGCTCAGAAATAGTCATTGGTTTATCTGGTAAACCAACTTCTTTTCTTGCTCCAGGGCCAAACTGGATTAAGCCACGATATTGACCGCCTGCTCCACCCCAGACGTTCGGCCGGAACCCAGATTCTTGGTGAACCAATGCACCAAATTCATACGGATCTAATCCCAGACGTTCGGCTGATTTAAATACAGCTTGACGGTCTGCTGATTGTAATGTTCCGATGCGTCCGGGTGCCATGACTGATACAGCTGATGAGGATTTAGCGGAAGCTGTTGCTGAGCATAAGTCGAGTGCCAACAGCAACGTCAGCGGGGCCAGGAAGTGCTTGGATAAACTCAGCGCCTTCCCGATTAAACCGATACCTCGCTTGTTCAGGATTTCGGTAATTGGGGACATAAAGATGAAGGGCTAGTCGATCCGTCTCGTATAGATAAATTGCCGTCCAGGTTTTTAGCGTGTCCCTAAAATCAGAAGTTGCAATCGTACGATCAACGTCACCAGCGATGCTTTCAATACGATTACGAGGAACGGTGTTATTGTTCACGCTACCTGTCATGTCTGTGCGTTTTTCAGCCTCATCGCACCGACCGACCTGTTCGACAATCTTGCTATACCAGAACGAATCTGGGATGTTGTTGACAGCTTCCTCTAGCCGCGCTTGGTCACCAGCGGGGATGGATGTAGTGTTGTACCCCAGGTGCCAGCGGACCTTTGATTTAAGGAAGGTATCGAGTTGCATTAGTTTTTGTTAATGCGTTTTTGGGTATCGCAGGCTATAGCTATACCCAGTAACACACTAGCACGCGCAAATTATCACTCTACGCGGACAAGATTTTCTTTAAAAATCTCATCCCAATCGACGCGTTTAATTGATCGGAGTTGCTCTAACTTCTGGAAACGTTCAGCTGGCAACGACGTTTGCAAGTCTTTAATGTCACGGGCTGTCTTAAGTCCGACGCCAGGTAGAGAGTCTGCAATCTGCCGTGCAGTTGCTGTGTTGATATTGATGCGGACATCAAGAGGGAAAGTTTCCCGTGTTGTTGGCTTGGCTGGACGAACGCCTTCAGCTTCAAGCTGAGCAGTTAAACGTTCTTCCGTCCGAATTTTTTCGTTGGTGGCTTCAAGATGAGGCGTCAAGTCGTTTTCTTCGACATAGATAACCTCATCTTGAGAGTCCACACACATTAAGACACCGTCTCCGTGTTTAGAAACAACTTCAACGAGTCCGCCAGTCAGTTTGTATTGGTAGAGCATTCCATAGGAGTGACAACTACCAATACAATACCAACATTAACCTTGTTGCGCTACTGATCAGATGTCGTCGCCACCCACTTGGGAAGCAAAGTCAATCAGACCCTCAATGTCACGCCAAGATACAGCAGCCTGTGGGCGGATGTAGTTCACGCGGCACACAAGGTAGCCTGCACGTCCAGCATCAAAATCAGTTTGGCTGATGAAGATACCGGCGCCGTTTACCGTTGTGGAGGTGATGGCAGTGGTGTTGAACACCTTGAAGGTGGTGTCCGAAGTTACTTTGTACATCATGCTGTTGGCAAGGTCGCCAGCAACAATTGTGCTAGTAACGCTGGACGGGAAGGGAAGACCAGCAGCCGTACCGCCAGACAGGCCCTGAGTAAACAGGGAGCTGGCAGCAGTGATGCTTGATGTAGCAGCGGCAAGACCGTTCAGCTGAGTAGCGGGAATACCAAAAGGTACGCCAGCGTTGTTAGGACCAAGAACCAGCAGCTCGGAAGTGGTACCACCAATGTTGGCGGTCACAGGATCAGCAGGGAAACCGGTAACTGTGTAGTCTTGGGCCACAGCAATCGACGCGCCTACGATGTAGGAAGGACGAGCCGAAGAGGCCGGTACCACAAGAGAGGTGCGGTTGTCGCGCACACGGTCGTCAGGACGACGATCCGGGGAAGGCACGGTGATGTCAAAGCTCTTGAAGTTAGCCCTGTCAGCAACAAGGTTGTTGATCCTGACGTAACCAATAGTTTCGTAAGCTTCAACACCTGGCCAACCAAACACACCCTCGCCGTTGTAACCGGAGAGGCGGTTAACCTGGTTGCCTGGCTGCAGAATTGCGCCAGCGTTTGATTTATAAGTAGCCATTGTTAGTTACCTCCTCAAACGATGGTGAAAGCTGCGGTGACGAAGTCCTTGTTCAGGTTGGCAAAGCCAGCGTACAGCTGCCAAATCAGAATGATAAAGCGGCTGAAGTCATCGTTGTTGTTGATGAGAACCTGAGCGTTGGGGCCACCGATGCCCACGCCAACGGCCTGAGGACCGAAGAACAGAGCAGGAGGGGTGTTGTGAGACACAGCGCCGAGACCGTCGCCAGTGTCCACAGTGATGGACTTGTCAGCAAAGTTGGTGGACTCGAAGAAACGCACGCCTTCAAAGACAAAGCCAGAAGGCATGATCGGTTCACCAGCCACGAATTGAGCTTGGCCGTACTGACCGCCGCCATAGATGGAGGCGTTGGGAGCCATGGCACCCATAAGGGGGTTAGGCTGGCCCATGCCAGGGTAACGAGCTACTTCACGGAAGCCTTGGTCAGCACGCAGATCCTTCATGAAGGAGGGATCAGCAATGCAGCGGTAGTAACCATCAGCAAAGACGGGCACGTTGCGCTTACGGAGTTGCTTGACAACTTCCAGAAGGTCGGTCTTAACATTGAACTTATAGCGCTCAGAGGCATACTCAGTAGCGGAATAAGCAGTCAGCGTGGTAGAGCCAGTCCTGATCTTACCGTTGGGGTAGTAGTAACCACCTTGGGTGTCAGAAGAGGCACCACGAGCTTCCGATTTCGAAAACTCATCAAGGAACACACGATCGCGCCAGCGGCGATAGTCATCCAGCAGGGTCAGCGAACCAATGGACTGGTGGAACATGTTAAGGTTCCCGGTGTCCAGCAGCAGACGCTGAGCGGTCATCAGAGTCTCACGAGCAATTTTGAAAGTGCTCGGGAGGTTGGAGTTGTTCGGGTCGGCAGGACCAGTGTACTCACGCAGAGAGACGAGCACTTTGTCCTTAACGATGGAGCGGCTATTAGCCGTGCCAATCGTTTGGTCTTGGGTACGCTCACGCTGAGTTTTGGTGCCGGGGTTGCCCCAGAAACGGTACCGGTCTAACTGAACAGTTTGACCAGGCTGTTTAGTGAAGTCGTGGACAACAACAGGCTCGGCTGCCATTTCCACAATATAAGCCGGGTGGGGACGGTACAGCTCCGCGCCCAACAGCTTGGGAAAATCGTTCTCCTGATCTCCAGTCTCCTGAAGGGGTGGACTATCTCTTCACCCTGTAAGGGTGCCGGGCGCTAATGGCGTATTACGAATGAAGCGTCATTCACCGCCTAGTCTCTGCACCTTCCAACTACGTACTTAGTTGGCTTGGCTCAGGATTACCCTCGACTTGACGTTAGGGCTTCCCTGAATTCACCCGGTTTTCACTGATCAGTTGCCTGATCAGGCGACAACGTTGACTACTCAGCTAAGGCGTGTTAGGATTGGAATCAAGTTGTTTTTATACAACATGGAACCAAAACTTGTTCCTGGATTTGAAAACCTTTACTTGAGCTTTTCTGGGACTCCTTATCAAAAAATCAATGAAGACTTTGTTGAATTAAAGGTCAGCTCATCAAGCATGTACGACAGGGTTTCTGTTCTTAAAAATGAAAAGAAAGAAAGGCACCATGTACACGTTCTTATGGCTGTGACATTTTTAGATTTAGATTTAGCTTTACACGGAACCGGAAGTGCTTCTCTTCAAGTTGATCACAAAGACGGAAACAAAAGAAACAATTCTCTTGAAAACCTTGAAGTTGTTACAAAAAGAGAGAATTACGATAGGGCGTTAAAAGCTGGGTGCTACTCTAAAAATGGTTACGCCAGTAAAGGTAGGCCAAAGAAAACATTAAGAAAGTTTTCGGAGGATGACATTGTGCAGATTAAAGAAATGAGATCAGCCGGTCTTTCTTATAGAAAAATTGCTGCTTACTTTAACTGCAATCACTTGGCCATTTATCAAATCTTAAAAGGAAAAACCTATCAGGATCTGAGTTAGCTATCGATAAACATGTTGGTAATTCAGCGTAAGTTTTAGCTGAAACCAGGATCTGGAGGATCCTTGGGTACAGTAGTTTCCGGTTTCCCGTAACCGCTGCTTGCCTGGAACTTCCGTCCCATTGAAAAAATTATAGCAACCCTTTATCAATCCAGATTATTTAAGTTCAGTAGTTGACCATCTGCGGAGCATTGTGACCGGCAAGCATATTACCTGCTGTATATGACGTTGGCGCCATTGTACCGGTTGCTCGATAAGGATTGACGTAACCATCTGCTGGTTGCAGTGAGATAAAAGGAGCTTGCACTTCAGGGTTAATTCCAGCGGTAGCACTCATCATGCCAAGGGATGCTCCTGGATCTTCCTGTTGTGCAGTTTTTTTACGACCTTTTGATTTGCTAATTGCTTTTTTTGCTTTTGCTTTGTCCATCAGCGGTTACCTTTCTTTTGGGGAGCGGGAGGCATAATACCCATGGGAAGTTGTCCACGCATAGGCATCATTCGAGACATCATCATTTGCTCACTGGCGAGCATCTGATCTTGTGTAATTTCTGTTGCTTTAACATTACGATCTGTAAACAAACCATGTTGTGGCAACGGAGATCCTGGAAGGTTTAACTTTAGGTAGGCAGCATCCAGGTTTTGTGCCATTGGAGGTTGCGGAGCACGAGGATCACCAACACCGGTTCCGTCACTCATCATTCGCACAGCAGCAAAATGATCTGTGTTACCTGCTTGAACCTGCTGTGCAAGATCGTAACCACCAAAACCAACCAATGAAGGTGAGCCAATTGGTCCGCCAGCTGTGCCAATACTGGCCAAGAACTGTTGCGTCCTGGCACCCACACTGGCTTTTTTTGATGCCATTTTTTTAGAAACAAAAACGGGGCAGCTATTGCTACCCCTTATTTTACAGTTACTATGTTTTCTAATAAACGGATTATATCAACAATCCGAGTATCACTCCATCACCATCAGCTTCTGACGGAAAGCATCGGGAGATGCCATGTTCAGATAGCGCCAGGCATTGGAAGGATCACGTTCGGCCAGAGCACCAAAATTGTTCCAGAAGTCGGCTGGGTTGCCTTGTGCTTGAGGCTGCGGAGGAGCAGGCATCTCAGGGCGCTGAGGAGCCACAGGGCGCTGGAACTGTTGACCAACGGCTTGAGGGGCACGGCTGTAACCAATCTCTTCGTCAGGCACCGGATAGGGGCCATTTTCACCGAAGAACTCACAGGTGTAGTCAGCCAGAACATCCGGATCGGTCAGGATGGTCTCATAGGAGCGGTGCTCGTTAGAGAGTTCCTGGAGCAGGCCAACAGCTTCAGTGAGCTGCTGGTTGGTAGCAATCAGAGCATCTTCTAACTGGCACGCATAGCTATTGAGAATAGCCGGCACGTCAGCACCGAAGTGATCAATGACCTGAAGACTAGCTTCGCTTACCCCGCTTGCGCGGAGTTGGTCCGGGCTGATTTCCTGCGAAGTTTGGGAATAACCGTTGGAGTAAGCCTGGTTGTTGTTGATCCCAGGCATAGAGGTCGGCATCCCCGCGTTGTTGTACTGGGGAACCGGTTGGGAATTGTAGTTGACCGGTGCGACTTGTTGGTTCGCGCTCGATTGTTGACCCTGGAACGGGAATTGGACGGGCGAACTCAGGAGCCCCACTACCCGGTTGAATGCCTCCTTGTAAGGATTCTCCGATTGCGGTGCTGTTTGTTGGGGCGCCAGGGATTCCTGGTGGTAGTACGGTGTAGGGCTGGATTGGTAGTTGCTGACCCCCATCTGGGCCTGCATTTGCGGGGCTGGGGCCACCGCTTGCTGGTAAGGCGCCACCCATTGGGGAGACGTTGCCACCGCCGGGGCCTGAGCCGCCGTCTGTGCTACCGGAGCCGCGTAGCTGATCGGCTGGGTCTGGGATACTTGGGGTACCGATTGGATCGGCGCTGCGGTATCGGCCTGCATAGGTTACCTCTTTTTGTAGGCTTTCGAGAGTTCGGTAAAGGAAGGGAGTGAGATCTAATCTCGGATCCGCAGCCATCGGAAGATTGGGTTGCTGCGGATGTGGTGTTCGCATCTCTTGATTGATTAGATCAATAAATGCGGAGTAGGCCCTCTGTACTTCCCCTACCATTCGGAATGGGAAACCGGAGAGCATTCCCGCGATTTCGTCATCCGTTTTTGAAGGGAATAAATACTTCAGTGCTTCAATGCTATCAACACCTAATTCTTGTAGGTTACGAGTAAAGATAGATTGGTTTAATTTGTCCTGTGCAGTATCTTCATAAACGGGTCCCATCCAGCGCCAGTTAACTACCCGATCCCCGTCTGGTGCTAATCCAAGAACGCCATCAGGTACTTCTTTTGTTTCCAGGGCAGTGTCAATAGCTTTTTGAAGTTTTTTTTCATACGTTGCTTTTTGTTTGTCGTATTTAATTTGCGCAGCTTCGTCATTAGGATCTTCCGGAGGAGCCGGATATTTGATGCCGGAGGCGTACGCCAAAGACTTACGGAAAATCTGTTCCTCCTGGAAGATCATTAATTCAAAACACTTGCACACTCCATAGGTATAAAGTTGTAAGCATTTTTTCTTTGCAGTAGCACTTACGCGTCCATAAGCTGATTTAATCTCCGTAGCTGTTACATTTGTAATGCTAAGGTCATCGATACCACCTAAAGCAAGCCGGATCTCATTACGAAGTTGTTCGGAATACCGAGCTTGATCAGAGCTAACAGCATTGGGAGTAATGAAGCCAACACGATCAGTTGGCTCCAGGTTTGCAATGACTCGTGGTACACGCATGCCACTACCTGGACGCCCAATGTATCCAGGAGCCTGGCGACTTACGTTGTCTTGTTTGTACGTTGAACTTGAAAGAAAGAAGTCTGATTGGAATCCAGATTGACTGGAAATGCTGGGTCTCTGCGCAACATCATTGTCTTGGCTTTCAATAATGTCTTGCTTGGGGCGAGAAGAAAGAAGAGTAGGGTTGCCAAAGAATGAAAGGTTTGCTCTGATATTTTTAACCATTTCATCGTGAGCAAGAATTTGATTGGATAACCACTCAAATTCACCTACACCTTCTGTGCCAAAAGCATCGGGATTGTTAAAGACTTCAATGCAAGGAATAAATTCCATTGTATTGATTACAGTCTTTTTTTCGGTTATACCAAACTCCATGTTTGGCATGTCGAATGTAATTTCTTGTTCGCTGTGGAACTCTTCGATTTCTGTAGCGGTAATGCGAAGCCGCATGTAACGCTTATCCGTATTTAAACCAACACCCTGGAAGCCACGCGAAGCTTTAACTTTGTACGGATAGATGATGATAACTTCTTCTAGTTCACCTTCTGGAGAGTAATAGGTTCGATACGCGTCTTTATCAAACCAATAAAGGCGGTACGTTTTTTTGGTAGGACGTATGTAGAAAAGACCTTTTCCGTAGCACAAGAATCGATCCCAAATGGAATCGAGCCTGGCATCGAGCTTGTTAAATTTGATGACTTGTTGAATGAAGTCAAACCGTTGAGTACCGAAATTATCTTGCTGCGGATAAAACTCAACTCCCTGACGCACCCCAAACATTTTCATTTGGGATAGGTGCGCATTAACCAGCATGGTGTCAGCCGTGCCGGTACCATCGCGGTTTACGACGGCTTTGAGGATAGCGTCGAGTGCGGATTTACTACTATCGCTCATTGCTGCTTAAGAGTCAGATTATTCTTCAATATCGTAGCCAGCGGAAAGCCGTTTGAGTGTGATGATGTCATCTTCAACCTCAACTTCAAACCTTTCATTTGGTTGAAGGGCCATGTCGTGGCACAGCTCATCAGGAAGAGGAATGACTGCAGAACCGTAAGCGTCTTGCTCCAGTTCTACATTGTAATAGCTGGTAGACATTGTGAAGGTGATTTCTTTAGTTTAAATCGTCAATACTCTAACTGCAGTGCGCCTCTGGTCATTAAGCCAGTGCACAGCCAAATTAAAGCGTCAACGCAGTCGTCATGAGAGCTTACACCAAAGTTTACGATCTCATCTGTTAAAGCGCCAAATCTGCGAAACCTGTTAAAGATGATTTTACGCTGCTCAAACAAACCCATGATTCCTCTAAACCGCGCAACTTTATCCCCACGGAAACCTTTTACTGCATGCCAGTTCATGTTGTAAAGCCCGTGTTCGCCTAAACAAATTCGTTTAAAGTCTGCCTCCAGGGATGCTTGGTATGCGACGGCTTCTGACCAAATGTCAACGTGGCTTCCTGTTGGGAAGTATTGATTCTTATCTTTGTGGATAACGCCCCATTCTTCCATCATTTCCATTAAGGCTTCTAGTTTTTCTAGGTTGCCCATAATCCGGAGACGTTTGGAATCAATGATATGAATCTTGTCTCCGACACGCCCACCCATTACAAAAACGGTGTAGTCATTACGTTCTCGTACACCAGCAGAAAGATCGACGCCAACGCCAAGGGTGTCGAATTGTGTAGCGATGTTTCCTTTAACAATCAAATCTGGCGAAAGAGACAGCTCGCTGGTTTGAACAATTTGGTTTTGATACTGAAAGCTGAATGCAATAGGAGCTTGGCGACGCCTGTCTTGCAGGTATTCCAATGACCACATTTCGGGCCAGTATGATTCTTCGTCTCCGTGCTCATCTACGGTAATTGCTGATTGAACAATTTGGACCCAATCATTAGCTGGAGTAAAGGTACTGTTATGAATATCATCGTGCCGGAAACGCGTGCCAAGGCAGATAGCACGTCCGCCTTCAAACATAGTAGGAACAATAACTGAGTTCCAGTTATCTTCCATTGCTGATCGGATGTCGCGGTTTTTAATATCGTCGGCACTCTTGATAGCATCATCGATAATACAATTTGCTACACAATATCCACTTTTCCCCGCAAAGAAGTTATGGTTTTCTGATTTTGTTTCAAGGTCATAGACGTATTCCGGTTCAACGCAAGTTCTTGAAATAGAGGCAATGGTAACTCCAGGATCTTTGCTTTCTCCGCTAACTGGTGATACCCCACATGGCATTGCCTGCACAAGGTAATTAAATTCGTTAGCACGTTGTTTTTCGGATTGGCATCGATGTGATGAACTACCAAATTGCTTCGGTTTGCTTGCTGTTTTACAGTCAACATGCGTTCCTGCGTATTGCAAAGTGCGCACTGCATATTGTCGCGTTGCAGAACAGCTTGACGCAAATCCGGTCGATTTGGTCTGCTGTTGCCGTGTTTCCAACGTGGGTTTGTTTTTCCACGCATTTTTTTGGAATGCGCCTTGGTAGCGCAAGCTTTTGAACAACACTGACGCAAATAATTGTTTGGCCGAAAAAGTGTTAAACACTCCGGGCAAATTTTTGAATTCAGTGTTTGTTTTGCTAGTCCCGCACAACTCTTTGAGCACCAAAACATTTTGGCTTTGCTTTTGCGTAACATTTGCCTCCAGTTGGTGTTCACCTGGAATTCTTGCCAACACTGCGGGCAAACTGTTTTGATCTGAATATTGCAAGCAATTGGAAATTTCAATAAGTCGGTCATTGACCTGAAGATCGTTGGCTGCAATAATTCCGCGTCCGGGGATATAAAAAGGGTGTTCCGGGGTTGCCCGTAGGAAATCTCCACAGCTTGTTTCCACGTGGATAAACCGGTTGGCAAGGCGGCGAGACACTCCGCGTATTCCAGACCACTCAAGGCAACCAGTTCTAGGGTTGAGGGTTGGAACTTGATAATTTCCTGGTGCTTGATAAATGTCATGGATAGGCACAGGCCCACGTTGGGTATGGACAAGTGTATCACCTGTCAGGCACAAATGGGAACGCTTAGAGGTCACAGCACCTTTAAGGCCAGCACAACAAACAGTGAATTCTTCTTCACCGGTTGATTTAATGCCTGCAAATTTCCAATCAATACTCCAATACTCGTTAGAGTTAATTCCTTTGGCAATTTTTACCATTGGAAAAACTTCTTTGTATGCTTTGCTTTCTTCAATAATTCGTTTAATGGCCGCGCTTTTGGGACGGGCAACATCAACGGTGTATGAAATATAGAGAATTTTTAACGGTTTTTTGTGCAGAGCGTGAACACCAACTGCCCAAGCAGTATAGAGACCTAAGATTGTTGACTTTGCTGAGCCGCGAGGTGCCAGGATGTCGATGTTTGGTCCACCAATGCCGATTAAACATTCAGTGCTTTCGTTAGTACAGAGATAACGGTGCCATTCTTTGTGATGTCGTGCTGGTGGTTTGTCACCTACAACGTCACAAAAATAAGCAAAATCTGTACGTGCTCTTTCTATGTCAATATCTGTTGTTTTTTTAACAACGCGTTGCTGTGCTGCTGCACGAGCAGTACGACGGTAAACGGAATAAATGCTAGTGCCTGCCATGCCCGTAGCATAGCGTACTAATCCTCAGGATTCTTCTGACAAGATTTTGGTCCAAACACCCATAGAAGCTTCCTGGAGAGGACCTTCAATGGGATCATCTCGAAAGATGGATAACATTTCACGCAATGCTCGGTCTGCGCCAGCAAGGATTAAACCTTGTTTATCAAGCAAAACCTTTTCGTCGTTCAGTTGTTTAATTGAGCCACGCAGTTCTTTTTGGAGCATTGCAATTCTCGACGTGCCCATATCTTGTTTAACCATGCCCATGTCAATGGCATCGCGTAGCTTGGCAATGTCACTTTGCATAGAATCAATTTCGTCTTCTAAGATAGCGTTAAAGTTTCGTTTTTTGTATTCGTTTTGCGACCACTCATTGCACTCTACAATGCTACCTGTAAACCCGAGAAAACGGGCATACAGGTACATTTGAATTGGAGAAGATGTACGTTTACAAAATGCAAGAAAGGATTCGCGGTCTTTGTCGGTTAAACTTTGAATCCAGGTTTTCATGCACGGTATTGGCGTTGCGCCTGTTCGTAATCTCTGTTCTCTTTATAGCGCCTAAACATCTCTTGTTGCAAATCAGTTGTGCGTTGTTCGCTGCCGCTGGTTTGGATTCCTTTACGCTGCTCTTCTCCGGAAACGCGAGTAGTTGCACGTTCTTGTTCGCCACGAGCACCAACCAAGCGTTCTTCACCAACATAACGTTCAGCTTGTGTTGCACGTTCTTGTGCTCCACGAGCACCAACTAAACGCTCCTCACCGCCATAACGTTCAGCTTGTGTTGCACGCTCTTGTGCTCCGGATTCCCTAAGCAATCCAGTTTCTCCTAAGTACCGTTCTGCTTGGGTTTGACGTTGCTGCGCTCCAGTAGCCCCAATTAAACGTTCTTCACCGGTGTACCTTTGAGCCTGTGTTTGACGTTCTTGTTCGCCGGCTGCTGCATAACCTAAACGTTGTTGCTCGCCAGTAACGCCAATTGTGGCACGTTCTTGCGTTCCACGGGCACCGACCAATCGTTCTTCGCCACCATAACGTTCAGCTTGAGTTGCACGCTCTTGTGTTCCAGATTCTCTAAGCAGTCCGGTTTCTCCTAGGTAACGTTCTGCTTGGGTTGCACGTTGTTGTGAACCTGTTGCACCAATTAAACGTTCTTCGCCGCCATAACGTTCAGCTTGTGTTGCACGCTCTTGCGCACCAGAAACGCCGATTGTTGCACGCTGTTGTTCACCTGTTGCACCAATTAAACCGGTTTCACCAGCATATCTTTGAGCTTGGGTTGCACGCTGTTGTTCACCTGTTGCACCAATTAAACCGGTTTCACCAGCATATCTTTGAGTTTGGGTTGCACGTTCTTGCTCCCCAGCTGCTGCATAGCCGAGACGTTGTTGCTCACCTGTGGTTCCGATTGTGGCACGTTCTTGCGCTCCACGAGCACCGACCAATCGTTCTTCGCCGCCATAACGTTCAGCTTGTGTTGCACGCTCTTGTGCACCAGCAGTTTCTAAGCCAGTTCGATATTGTTGGCCTGTTGCACCAATAGTTGCACGTTCTTGTTCGCCAGCGGTAGCTGTTGTTAAACGTTGTTCGGCGCCGGCACTTTGAGTTCGCCTGATGTCTTGACCGGTAAAAAACTCACTGTTAGTGCGATCAAGTTGGGCGCCTAACTCCATGTTTAAGCGTTGTTGCGCTGCCGCTACTTCATCAAGCGCACTTTGCGTACGTACAGCTTGAGTTGGTGTAGGAGTAACCGTTGGAGGAGGCGGCGGCGGATTATAAACGACGTTTGGGGGCGGCGGTGATGATGGTGATCCCATTGTCAGTTAGTCTTTTAATGTATTATAATCAGGCTGCTCTACCGCGTGGAGCAAGACCTTGAGCGTTTGCCATGGCAGCTCTGTAAGCAGCGTTAGAGACGGCATCAAGTTCAGTAGCAAATCCAGCAGAAGCTTGTGCTAGTTGATTTTGAGCGCTTGCTGCACGAGCCGCAACCGCAGAAGGGCTTTGCTCACGAATATTTAACCCTTGGGATCCGTAAGCAAGATCCATTGCACGCGTTTTCTGTGCAGTATCTAAAACACGTTTTTGAAGCGGGTCAAGCATTGCAAGGTTGTAAGCGTAATCATCTGCGCGTTGTTCACGTGCGAGAGCCCTGTATTTATCGTAAAGGCGATCAAGATTGGTTTCGCTAATTGGGCTTGCCGGGTCTGAATAAGTTGGGGGAGTTAAAACGTTAGAAGAAGGTTCTGCCCCAGGTGAATTAATACCGAAGTTTGCATATTGCCCAAGGTCAACAGCTTTACCGGTTGTAAAATCAATTCCTTTAAAGGAAGGAAGTTGCGTTTTTGATGGTAGTTGTTTGTATTCAGAGTAGTCTGGTGCAGCTCCTGTTGCAATTCCAGGAAAGTATTTTTTCCAGGCAGCGCTACTACCAAGCCTGGAAGTGATTGCTTCAAACGGCGTGGAGAAGTCTGCCATTATCAGAGATAACGATATTGGGTGCCAGCAATTTGACCGATGTTAGCTAGTGCTTGTCCGGCTTGTGCACCAGCAATTTGTTGGCCTTGCAGTTGCATCTGGGATTGAGTGGCCAACATGGTGCTTAATTGTGCAGCAGCAGCATTGCGTTGCATGTCACGTTGCTTAACAGCATCACTGGCTTGCAGTTGATAGTTTGCAAGACTGCGGATATTTTGATTGTTAATGTCTTGAAGCTGTTTTTGATATTGGAGATTAGCTTGCCAAGGGCCCAGGGGGTTTTGTTGCTCAATAAGACCGGGATAGCCGTATTGACTAATTTGTGGTACAGCACCGGTTTGATACTGCGGACCAGCACCCATTTCTTCTGGGTTAAAAGTTGCTGTGCGCCCTAGTCCAGCGGCACCGAGAGCGGCTTTGCCTGCACCACCAGCAACGCTTGCAGCTGGACCCGATGCAGCGCCTGCTAAGCCGCCAATAAGAGGCACTGCTGCGGCTGCGCCAGCGAGGGGAATTCCGATTTTAGCGGCGTTGCCAAGTGTGGACATTAACTGTCCTGTTTGGGTACCGGCAAACGCTGCTCCCGCCGGTCCTGTCAAAGGAACAGCAAATCGTCCTGCTGCTTTTTCTGTAACACTTTTAATTCCTTTGCTGCCAAGGCCGCCTCCAAAATAACCAAGACCGCCACCAAGCGCAGCTTTACCTAAATCACCTTCTCTTAGGCCAGGGGCTGCACCCATTGCAGCGGTTACGTACGGAAGCGCTTGCATAGCAAACCTTCCAGCACCAAGTAAAGCAGGCAGCATGATTTAAATCCTCTTGTTTGTTATTTTAAATGAGATACGCTTTAGCCAAACCAAGGTGCAGCACCACCTGCAATTGCTCCTGCAGGTCCGCCAGTTAAGAAACCGCCGACACCGCCGATTATAGATTGACCAATGGTTTCACCAAATCCTTTTTTACCAGGTGTACCTGGAATGTACATTGGTGCTTGTTGTTGCGGGTAAACAACATTTAATTCCGGAGACAAGTTAAACGCACCTCCAGACATAGAGTTTCCAAAAGAAGGTCCGTTTTCCCAATTCCTGTATTTGTTATTATTGTCAGCGGAACGACTTTTTAAAAACCCAGAAGCTAGATCAAAAGCTTGTTTCCATTTGTTGCCGCTGTCCCCAGAAGAGTATTTATAGTTTGACGAACCAAAGTCTCCTGTGAATCCTCCTTTGGGCTTGTAGATATAATCGTCAGTAAAGAAACTGCTAGCCATCTTATTTTACGTAAGGAGTTAATTGTTGCCAGTTTTGTGCGTTGGGTTGGCCCAGGGCTTGGGCAGCTTCTTGGAAAGATCCGTGTTTATGCTTTAAGTATTCTATTGGATCTTCTTTTTTAACACGACGCTCTGCTGCTTTTTGAAAAAGTTTTTTGGCAGCATAAGCGGTGCCAATAGCAGCAACGGTTCCAGCTACTGCAAGTCCTGCAATTGTTGCAGTGCTTGGAGCTGTGATACTAGTTGGACGATAAGTAGAACGGAGTTCACCTTGTAGTTCAGAAGCCGCTGTGCTTAACTCACCTGTTTTTCTTTTCGCGCGGCTTAAACGTTCTTGAAGAACCATATGCTCTTCTGGGATGTTAAGAAGATTGAGTTTTTCTTTTGCCCCAGAGATTAAGCTTTCTTTCCGTTGTTTTAAACCTGCAATTTTACTTTCTAAATAGTTGATGTTTTCTGCGCTGTCGCTAAAAGAAATTGAGGGTTCTAATTTATGTACCACTTGCCGTTTGTATGATTCAGCTGCGTGACGTTCTGTTTTAGTACGCTTAACTCCCATGCCGCCCTGTTCTGCTGGCGCTGCCATCATGGCTTCTACACCAGGGTCGTCCATTGTTTTGGGGATTTCTCCTTTTGCACGACCTAATGCATACTCGTATTTTGGAAGAACGTTATCAATCTTTCTAAGCTGTGTTCTTGTTTGCAAAGCTTGTTTGTGAACAAGCAGCGATGCTTGATCATTTGGATCTGGACCGTACTGCTCAAGGGTGCGTACACCTTTTGATTTCATTTCACCTTCAACACGTTTGACAATTTGTTTTGTTTGTAGAAGGCGTTTTTCTACGGGCTCCAGCTTGGTTTCTAACGCTGCACGTTCTGCTACAGTTTCTGGGCTGTAGTCAACGCCTTTCATGATCCTGGCTTCTTTTACATCCTGAGGAAGTGCTTTGTAAGCGGCAGCAGCAGTGCCTAGTCCAGCAACTGTACCAAGCAAGCCACTGGCTGTAACAGGAAAGCCTTTAACACGGATCTCAGGATCATTAAGACCTTTGGCTGTGCCGCGAAGCAACCCGCCAATAGTTGTAAAAGATTGTCCTTCAGGATCGATTGAAACAAGCTGGCCAGGTTTTGGCTTTGCTTGTTGGTAGCGACGGTATTGAGAATAAGTAGATGGAGCTACATCAGGTCTTTCTTCTTTGAAATCTTGGTAAGACAGGAGCTGGCTGCGCTGACCTAATCCGTAACGAAGTCCAATTTCCAGGGGGATGGACTGAGGTGTTTTTCCTGTTGGATCTTCTTCTTTTGATTTTGGTGCAACAGCTTTGTAGCCAGCTGGACGTAGACCTTGAGATAGAGGTCCGCGCACTCCGCTTAACGACATTAAAGCAATGGGCGCTGCAGCCGTTAAGACGGCTCCAGTAACTGGATCAACACCAGCTTTTTGGGAGATAGTTTTACCAAGTTCCCCTGCCATTCGCGGAACATTGGTATATTTCCAAACAGAACCTAGTGTTTTATTTGTCAGTACATCTGCTACGGCTGTAGCTGCTGCTTTTGCAGGTTCTTTGACTGCCGATTGAACTGTATTAACAATGTTACCTAGATTGCTTCCGTATCCGTATTTACTTGTATACAAACCCCCGCGCAACTCTTGTGCAGCATCAGAAAGAAATTTTCCTGCTGCAGTTAAGCTATTTGTAAGATAGTTGGGGTTTGAGTTTAAGTTCATTACCTCAAGATGTTGCGAACCATTTCATTTGCAGTAGTGGACGCATCTTTTGAGCTGTGGTGATACATGAAAGTTGGCGGACTATAGTTACGCGCGTATGCTAATTGAATTTGGTTGTTAACTCTTTGCTGTTCTTCAGCAGCATGCATTTGCTGCATTGCATACAACTGATGAAAGTCAGCATGGTTTTCTTGGGTAATTTCAGGTTCAATTTGATTTGCAAATTGAGCTGCTGCTGCGCTACCTAAAATACCACCGGTTGTTGCAGCAGCAAACGCAGGCGTACCAATAGATTGCAATGCTCCAGAAACAGGAACATTTACAGCTGAGTGAACGCCAGCGTGAATTAGAGATTGAGGAATTGATTGGGCAGGACGTTGACCAACCATCCGAGGAACGATTTGTTGTGCAGCAGCACCTAACGCAGCTTCAGTCCCGATTGCTTTTCCAATCTGTTTAAGACTGGCGGGATCAGTAAAATATTGCTTTAGGGCACTGCCAGCTGTGCGGATTGATTGCGGAATGTTCATCCGATTTGCGTTCCTGATTCTCCGGGGAATTTACTTGCAGTTTGCGGACTTCTTTCGGAAGATCCTGCAGTAGCGTCTTGTGAGGAGATATACCTAAGTTTATCTGGACCTACCCTATCTTCTTCTGAAATTAAACCTCTTTCAACACCTTGGAGATAGCGATTTAAAAAACCTTGTGCAAGAGTGTTGTCTGCTGGATCTTTAAAGTTGGGTTGATTTGTTCTTGATGCGTTATCAATCTTTACTTGAGATTGATCTGCAATGTCTTGAAAAAATCCGTTACCATAAAAACCTTTGTAGTCAGGGTTTTTATCTAGCTTACTTGCAAATGCGTTTTTAAATTGAACAGAAGCGTTTGGCCCCAGGGTTCCAGCATCTGGGTGGAAGCCAGCTCTCCAAGCTTGGTCAGGAGGAGACGTGTAATCTTTTGAGAACGGTTGTCTCACTGTTCTTTTTTCTTGCGGAGTTTGCTTAAAGTTTTAGCAAGATTTGCTTGACGAACAGTTTTTTCGTCGTGTTTTTCTGGGTTAGCAGACACCTCGGCTGCGTATTCTTTAACGCTTTTGCCAGCTGCTTCTGCTTTTTTGGTAAAAGCGCCAGGGTGTTTAATGGCGCCCTGAATCCATTTCTTATCTTCAGCCATGGTTGGTAATCAGAAAGGAAGAGAGTTTACTCTTTTAGCAATGCTGGCGGCAATTTGCATTTCAGGTACAAACGTAGAAGACCGTTCAAAACGCCTTACTTTGTCTGCAGCTTTTTGCGGAAGCCAAGCTTTGGCCATTTCAAAGGCTAAAGTTTTTACTTCGCTAGGAGTCAGTTTACCATCGGCAACAGTCTGGACGGCAAGTTCAAAAGCTGTATCAACTTGAGATCCTCTCCAGCCGTGAAGGTTTTGGTCGAGGATTGGGTCAATGATGTTGTAAGCTTTTTGGACTAGCGGGCCGTAACGAAGCAGTAACCTTGCTCCTCTGGTTTTATTGATTTGCATAGTCAAACCAGTAGCTGCAGCACCGATAGCAGCCGCAATGATGGGTTCCAGTAATTCCATGACAACCTCTATTTGTTTTTAATTTAGCAGAAGGTGCTATCAGAAAAGCGACGGTTGGTAGGCTGCTGCTTTGGAAAGAGCTTTCTGCATTGCCGTCCGTAAATTTTTGCCGGGGCGGGTGCCCATGTATTGCTCAGTAGCAACAGCTTCTTCCAGTGCTGGAGTAGAGCGAATTTGCGGTGCTACGCCTGCGCCAGGGATTGTTAGTTGTTGGGGCCGCCAATCGTCACGCTGAGTAAAAATTGTAGACGGTGCTTCAAGTTCAATTGTTTGAGACGCTCCTCTAGTACCTGGCCCAACTTGAGTGTAGCGAGGACCTCTTTCTTCAGGTAATTGTTTAAGTGCTTCTGCAGATGCAATTAAAGATGCAATTTTTGTTTGACGTTCAGAAGGAGTTAGGTTGGCAGGTTTGTTTGCATATTTAGTTGCGGTTGGGCGTTCTAAAGCTTTTTCAGAATAAATTAAACCTTCGGGGGTAACTCTTTCTGGGAACTGTTGAGCAAGCATAGTGCGTTCAGACGGGTCAAAAGAACGTGGGTCAATTACATCAGAGCTAACGCCTTTAAAAGTACGACCTTCTTTTCCCATGATGCGTTGTGGTTCAACTGCAGTACCGCGTACAGGTGTAACAGATCCTGCAGCTAACATCTTTTCTGTAACCGTATTAGGGTGCATTAATTCCCCTGTATCAACATGACGGTAAAGGAAAGGAGTTGCTTCTAATTCACTGCCGCTAGAAAAAGAAAGTCCGGATCCACCTGGGTCGCTTTCCAGTGCTTCACGGCGTCGTCCAACGCCACCAACTTCTTGGCGGCCAGCGCCACCAGCTGCACGCATGCGATACAACTCAGGGGTTGCAACTGCTTTTTCAGCCGGAACAGCAGACATGCCTACAACATCGCCAGTTGTTTGGCTGACAATAGGAACCATTTTTGTTCCTTGTTGAATTTCCTCTGGGATGGAGAAAAGAACAGGCATATCTTTTGCTCGGTTTAAACGAGTTGTTGCTTCAGTCCAATCACTGTGCGCATCCATTAAAACTTGTCGTTGCGCTTGAGGAAGTTGATTGAACATGTTGTTTGTAATTTTGTCAGTCGGTTCTTTTCCAAACTGCTTTAAAATCCCTGCTTTTACATTGTTTAGTGTAGTTTGTTTGCCAATTGCAATATTTTCAAGAGCTTGAACTTGCGTCGGGTTTGTTGTCATAAACTCATTTGCGTTAGGTTCGCCAGCGCCAACAACACCGAATGGTTTAAAGAAACTTTTTGTTGGAACAGTTTCGCCGCCAGGGAGTGTGACATTTAAAGGAAGCGCACGTTGTCCAGCCGCTTCTAACAGCTTAGGATCTTCTGTGATGTCGTACAGACCTGTAACTTGTTTTAAGAAAGTAAGTGCACGCGGGTCTGTTTCGGCTTCAAGTCCAGCTGCTTTGCGTTGTTGAGGTGTGCCTTCAATTTGCATTTTGAGTGCAGCAAGTTGTGGCGCTGCTTCTGCTAAACGTTCTTGCCTTGCAATTTCACGTTGTTGTTTTGCTTGCTCGACCCAACCAGCTTTTCCTCCCAAGTAACCTTGAACTTTGCCGAGAACGCTTTGTTCGCCAGCGGTAACAACACGTGGATCAATTGTGCTCGATTGACGCCAAATTTCACTTGCAGGAGCATATTCTTCTCCGCTTAACAGAGAAGAGTAACGACCTTCGGGATAAACTCCTTGTGCTTCACGTGTTGCAATAGCAGCTTCAATATCTCGTGCGCCAGCTAGACGTGTAACTTTGGGTGTCAAGAATGCGCCCGTAATGTCACGTTGTTCTGCGGGACCTATTTCACCTGGATAAAATTGTTGTTCAACTGTAGCTGTTTCCCGACTTGGACCTTCACCTTGGATACGGACTAAACTGCGTCCGCCTAATTTAGGTGCAGGTACTTCCCCGTGGTGAACAATTCGACCGGAGCCAGAATAGCCGATGTTTCTTGCGGGAATGTCTAATTGTTCTTTGACTGTTGGGTTTAAATCTGATGTTTGTTGAGAAGGAGAATAAGTAGGAACAGCAGGGGTGTACTCACCAGTCCAAGGATCTGGAGTTGTATGCAGTAAAGAATATTGTTCTGTACTGGGACCAAGTTTTGGTGCTGGGGGTGCTTGATAGACTCCTGCTTGTTCTGGCGTTACACCTGCTTCTTTAGAACGCAGAGCCATAAGTGTTGCGCCTACACCAGGGATTTCCATCTGGTACGGTTCACTGCTGCGGATAGATTCAGCTGCACGTTGAAGTTGCGCAGTAGCTGCTTGACGCCGTGCCTCTTGTACGGTTTCAGTTGCTGGCATTGCATTTTCATACTCAGCCAGTGCAGCACTGCGGAACCCTGTTTCCCTTGGAGTAAACGTTTGGGATGTAGAAATAATTTCACTTTCCGTTACAGGTTTAACGCCAGTGGAAGCAGTTGTTGTTGGGACAGTTGCTTTTTCTGGTGTACCGACGTTTGCTCCTTTTGCTGCTTGCAATTCTTGCATAGCATTGGGAATTTGTTCTTGTTGATACCGTTGACTAGTTGTAGGTGGTGTTACGTCACCTGTGTTATGAATGGTTTCATTATCAACGGAACGCGAAACCCCTAGTCCCCCTAAGAAGTCCGAAATACGGTTTCCAATATTAGAAGCTTGATGCTGTGCAGTATCAATAGCGCCACGAACAGCTTGCCGTGCTTCAGGACGAGTAGCAAGGATTGCACCACCAGCAACTACACCAGTTGCAAGTGCGGCTCGGCCCAGGTTACGAACTAAGTTGTTGCTGCGGGCATTATCTTCCCGCATATCACGTTGTTGGTTGTCATAATGCTCCCCGGTCATTGTATTGTCCAAGGTGCCAGCAACTTTAGGAACGTTGTTGTCTGGAGTTACTGGAGAATGTAGAACAGAGTTATTATCTGCAAACTGCGCAGAAACAGGTTGATCGAATACAATTCGGCCACCGACGCGTGAACCAGGAGCATTTGCACCGGTCTTGCCCAGGTTTTTAACAAAATCGTAGGCATGCGGCGCCGCAGCCATCTTTTCTTCTGGCGTTTGCGGATATTTATTGCCTGTAGCGGATGCCCAGAGAGCAAAATCCCTTGGAGAGACGGGCATTTGACCAAAATACTTTATATATAACCGATTTTAAGCGTTCTGAACACGTTAAAACGCAGTTAGAACCCTACTGCCGCCTAAAAACAGCCAAAATTGGGTAAAAATTGCGGCAGCCATCAGACAACAACAGCTGCTGGGAGGCGGCTGAAGGAAAAAAAGAAAGGTATGAGACTACGTTGAGGTTGGGTCGGAGGTAACAGCCGCAGAGGTAGTTCAAGCGGTGGCGTTGTGTTGGATTTTAATCCAATGACCTCCATCAAACCCGCTCCCTGGCCCCGTGACTACGCACGCTTTGAAGCCCTGCCTTGCATCCACTCCATCCTCAAGGGCGCCCGTGATGGCGTCGAAGGGGTCGGCATCTTGACCCGCTACGACTGGCTTCCCGAAGGCGTAGACAGCGGGCGATCTTCCACAGGTTGCCAATCGCCTTGGGTCGGCACCGACACTTGGGGCGACACCTGGATCGAAGCCCGCGCCAACTGGATCAGAGAAGTTGCGCCGCTCCTTCTGCCCGCCCCTCGCTCCGGCTACTTCTGACACTCACCGGGCCGCTTCGGCGGCCACTCCCTCCATACCCCCGGTCCGGCAGCTTGACATGCTGTCGCTGATGAGCCTGTCACTCCTATACCATACCTAATCCACCCTGAAACACCCTGTCAGCATCCTCACACTACTTTCATGGGTACAAACCCCTGTACTCCCCTTCAAATCCCTTCCAACGCAAGGCTTCTCAGTCTTGACGCCTGATATTTAGTGGGGGTCGATTTTCAACCGGCAGAGCCTGTGGAAACATTTTGACAGCGTTTCCCAACCTTAATGCATGTATGCCTAATGCACTCTTTAGTTAATTGCGGAACGCGCTTACACAATTAACACCGATGATTGCCTCCAGGGCTAACAGCCTTAGATGCAGTCTTCATGACTGTGTACTTTACGGAGTAACCCCCGTGCACAACTTCTATCCCTCTGAAGACATCTTCTTTGCGACCGAAGCCGCTGCTCAAGCAGCAGCTGAGAACACCGTACAAGAGCTGTACCGACGAGCAGGAGAACAGCGCAGCGTAGCTGTAGGCATTGCAAGTGTAGTAGTTACCGGCACAGCCGTAGCTGCTATTGCAGCCTGGAAATCACCTATGGGCCGCAAAGTCCGTAACAAGATCGCAAACGCGATCAAAGCTGAGTAACCGCAAGGTTGGCGTAAGCCGGGGGATCAAATCCCCCACTCAGCATTGCCTGCAATTCAGCAGGCACTTTCGCACACACCACCAAGCGTCGCCATGACCGAAGCTGCTGTGTATAACAAGCTCCAGGATCTTCGCCTGCTTGCCAGGCGTGATTCCACTCTCCGTTCACCCCAGGTGGATGCAGAATTGGAGCAGTTCCGCCTCCAGTTCTTCGCTGCTTTTGAGCAGTGGATGGATGGCATGCGTGAACTCGATCTCACACCGTTCATTGTAACGGCTGATCGGATAATCACCGGGAACCGTGAGCTGCTTAAGTGGCTCAAGAATGAGATTGAGCAAGAAATCAATCTCGGCTGAGCTGTAGACAGCCAGGGGAGGTGCAATTCCTCCCTCTCAGCATTTCATCAATAACAGCCTAAGAAATAGTTCTATTCAATTTAACGATTACTTTATATTTCCATACATTTAATTGCCCAATCGCAGCCTGGGCTTGGATGCTGCATGTCCTTTGAACAACGACCATGTCTGCAGTCAACAACGGAACCATCGTCGGTACCATCGTGTCCGACATCAACCAGCGCACTCCTAACGATTCGCTGGCAATCACTGAGTTCCGAGTAGCACCGCTCGATAACAGGGAGCAAGACTCCCCAATCCCTGTCACCGCTTACAACGGTGTCGGTGAGAACATCAAGCAGCGTTACAACAAAGGTGACACTGTCGCTCTGGATGTCCGCCTGCGCTACAACACTTGGCAAACGCCGGAAGGTGAGCCTCGCGGTCGCATGGAGGTGATTGTCACCTCTTCTACCACTGTCCGCCTCGGTCAAATCTCCACGGCACAACGGGCCGCAGAAGCTGCAGAGCAATCTGCAGTTGAATCAAAGTCCGTTGCCAGGAAGAAGGCTGAGCCGACTCTGGAGGAAGTTCCGTTCTGATTGACGGTTACTTGAAAGGGAGTTATAAGTTGCGTTTCACACACTGAAACGGGAGTTATAACTCCTTTTTTGTAGCCCTCATGGCAACAACACCCACTTACACCCGCTTCGACCACTGCCGGTGAATCCTAATGATTGGCTATAAACAAATCACAAAGTCTGAGTTTTACAAGCGAGGTGGATTCTCTAATTCACGCTGCGTCAGAACTCAACGTGGAAAATGCTGGGCCTATTTTTACAGAATCACCTGATTTCTGCACTAAGGGGCTTCGGCCCTTTTCTGCAGGATTCAACATCCTGCTTCACTTTTGATTCCAACGCCATGAAAATGATTCTTGATCAACAAGAAATTGACGATGCGTGCAATCTTTTCGATGTTAGCAAACAAGATTACCACTTGTCGGTAGACCCAGAACTACCTCATGCAATTTATTTTCATTGGACTGCCACTGCTCAAGAACTAGCAAGGATGATTAAACAACAACTTGGATGTGTTGATGTAGATATTGAAGGTCAATGGACTGATCTTCAAGATGTCGAGGATCATTACACATTCAGCCGGCTAGTTCCTTGCCGCTACATCCTTACAACCACTTGATTTTTGCTTGTAAACTATGTCTGCTATCAAGAACTGCACTGTTCTTGTTTGGAACAATTTGATTGACAGCTATCATCCTGATTCTGAATCTGCAAAGCAACGTGCAGCAACCATTGCTAGTCAATGGCGCATACACGTTGACTGCGGTTCAGATTGTCCCAGACCACATCTTGAAGTAATGAGTGCTGCTCAGTACATCAAGAACCAACACACCTTTGACTTCTGACATGCGCAAACTTGTTTCTGCTGCAGCAATTGCTTCGATTGCTGCAATCACCTGGCAACGACTGAGTGATCAACAACGTCAATCTGTTGTTGATGCAGTAAAAGTTGGTAGACGCAAGCTTGCTAATTACGTTGCTCCTCAAGAAGATCTTGGAGATCTAACCAACTGCGTAGATCCGGAAATCCTGGGGATACTTACAGTTGAACTCCAGAAAGAAGAGGAAGCTCAAACTAAATCTGAGTAGGTTTTACCTGCTTTTTTGTTCACCCACCACCACCACTAACCATGCGCCAAGACACTTCGTTTCTGTACCGCAAAGAAGATAGTGGCTACCTAGTCACTATTCGTGGCGACTTTGCAGAAATGACCAAAGTTAACTGCAAACAACATCGATCCGAATACATCCGATTAGAAGCACCCATTGAAGTGATTCGAGATTCGGTCTCTAAACTCACTAAGCAAGGTTACAAGCTCTGCATCTCTCTTGATCTGGACTGGCGTAAGCTTGCTGCATGAGGACGAAACCAGGGGGCTCCAGGGCTCTCTGGTCGGCCACTCAATAGTGGCCCTGAAGAATCCTTTGCACCTAACAGAATGTCTCTTTCCAGAAAATTGATCAACACTTCTAGCAACCGCAAAGAAATTATCTGTATTTACACAGCAATTTCACTCGGTACTAGCATCGGTCTTCTTGCTTGCATTCTTTTAAACAATGTATTGAACAACCACGTTATGAGAACGTGCAATACAAAGTTGAATCAGATTGTCACGTTAAATACAGTCATAGGTGACAGTTATGGCTGTGTTTCCAAGATGGTTCTTCATGGTCCTCCTGCTCCTCTGAAGCCGTGAACAGTCCTGACCACGAGCAACTTGCTCAAGAAGATATGGTTTTTCCTTGGCTTGCATCTGCTTCCATGTCTGACTATTCATTCCACGAACAGCAGCACACCGCTGATTATCTTGATGCCATGGCTGATCGTATATACGAATTGGAAGAAGCCATGCGTGAAGCAGAACAAGATGGTTGGACAGGCGTTTTCAATGATGAAATATCAAATGAAGAACGCTACGCATGTGACCATTACAACGAGAGGTATGTAATCCATGATCCACGAAACTAATCGCCAGGTGTGGGATGAAGATCCAATCATCCTGCTAATCACTTTCCTGTCCATTGCAATCACACTCATAGGAGAAGCAATCCAATGCGCACTTACCCTCCATACGCCAAAAGCGAAGTCGTCAGACGTTACATCAGTCTCTACCAGATGTACGAAGACTTCGAAAGCAAAGAGCCAACCACAGTCTGCCTCTACGAGTGCGGAATGTATTACGGTGGGCCTGAAGAAGGAGGTTGGTACTACGAACGTGGCTTCCCAGTCCGCACAGTCTGCGTCTTCAACAAAAAGCAGGCAATCAAAGAAGCCATCGACCTCGAAGCCTACGCCAGGTCGGAGATCGGTGAAGACACAGACTACCTCGGTTGGGCAACCTATCGGGTTTGCTACGACGACAAATACGCCACGTCGTATCCAGAAGTCCGGCCTCGCTATGAGTGACGGACAACAGTAAACATGTACTACCCCGGAAATGAGTTAAACCACTCACGACCGGGGTAGTTTTCAGTACATCTGTACTAACCCTGCTTTATTCTCTTGCTTTGCATCTACAACAGTTTGTTGAATCGCAACAAATTGCTTGTTTTGCTCGCGTTTCTGTGTACGCTTAAACGTGACTAGGTACGTCACAAGTGCCGGAGTCATGCTCTGTCCTCAATTCTGTAGCAATTACTACAATAGCAGACAAAGAGACAAGAGGTAGTTCAAGAGGATACAGTCAACAACTTCACTTTCACCACCACACACTATGAGCCTTCCAAACGGCATCCTTTCAATCGAGAAAGTTTATCTCGATGAAGACGGAGACATTGTTGTCGAAGCAGTTATCGAAAATATGGGTAAGATAACCAGTCCTCAAACTCTGTATGACATGGCAGAATATGCTCCAGGTCTCTGCAGAACGCACGTATACAAGGAAAGTGTTCCTCCAGGTATTGAAATTGAGGACAAAGAAGAAGTTCTGAAAGGTATCATCGATCGTTACAACTTGTTGGTTCACCAAGAGTGGGAATCTGTTGACGTCGATGATTCAGATAAATGCCTGGATGACTACACTCCGTCCGAATCCAAAATGTTCTTTTGATCTCAAACTGCATAAACACAATGCCAAACTCACTTCAGTTCAACTCAGTTACACCTCGTCCTGTTCCTGATTGCATCCGGTTTTCTCTCATTAAAGAAGAATTGAATGCAATGCTTCAGCGCCAGGAGAAACTTCCTATTGACGTAGGAGATCATCATTTCATCAATCTTCTCGTTAATATTCTTGAGCAGATTGAAGAGTACGAAAACTATGAACCAAGTGATGAAGAAATCCTTGGTGAACCTCCTATCTCTGCTCATGAAAGATGGACCGCTGCTCACGCTGAGCACATAAAGCTCCACTCTTGACTAACTACAACAACTAACACACTCAACAACACCATGAACTCTCTTACCCTCTTTGATAAAATCCATCTTGCAGAATGTGCAGCAAGACGTGCAAACATTCACTTCATGAACAATGAAAGATTTGACAGTGAATACGACACTGTCCGTCTTTGGAAAATGCACAACACTTACAACATGAAAGTGCAGAATACAGTAATCACTTACAACGCAAACTGATTATGACACCAAAAGAATACCAACGGAACGCGCGTTTTAATTATTTAGCAAAGTATGATCATTTTGCTAAACCAGATGACTTCATTGAAGTAACCGAATGGTACAACGGTGAAGGCTTTGATGTACAACTCAGCACCAGCGCTGGTGAACAACGTATGTCATTTAGCTGGGGTGAATACCAAGCATTAAAAGCAACCCTTGGTGACTGGGCTGAAAACAATCTGGAGGATGAAGAATGACTAATCAACAACATCCCATCACCCCACCGCAGGAGCTGGTGGAGCAGTGGGTGGGCGGCGCCTACCTATCAGATGTGCACCACAACGAAGAAGATTTGGCGTACGAACAGTACATCGCTGCACGTGCTGCCCAATGGGCTGCTGACCAGGAACTGGAGGCGTGCTGTGAGTGGCTGGAGCAAAACCAAGGGCGCTGGGAAATCCCCATGGCTCTGCGTGATGCCCGCCGCCCCAAGCCGCCGAGCTTGAAGAAGCATGCGCTGTCAGAAGTTGCTGCTGCTGTAGCAGGTGGCAACATCACGCCCGAACGTGGAGCAATTATCCGTGTAGCACTGGAGGCGCTTCCTGAATAACTGAACTGTCGCCACAAGCGCAGGCGGTGCTGGATGCTGCTTTCTCTGCCTATTGGTCTGCCGAACAGGAGGCCCCCAACGACGAAGGGATGATTGCCGCCGCCGCCCTGCGAGCTGCTGCGGATCAGGTGGTGCCGGAGGAGCCGCTCCATTATGGAGATCAGCGCTGGATGTTTGAGCGCGATGCCCGCCAGGCTTGCCGCAAGAAGTTCCTCGCCATCGCCGCCGAGCTAGAGGGTGGCAATGACTGACGCCATTATGCTTACCAAAAACACCAATCAACTTCGCCAACAAGTAGCAGCTCACGTTGCTGCTGACTCCATCGCTCAAGGCATTTACTGGGACGAAGGCAACAAACGCGGTTGCTTTATTGGGTGCTTGGCGCACTCTGACGATCCAGAGATTAACGAGCAAACCTATGGCTTGCCTGTAATGGTGCAGCGTATTGCTGAGTCGATCTTTGAAGCGTTGCCTGCCTATGAAGCCGAAGCATTTTTTGCGGCATTGCCTGATGCGGTTGGTTGTGATGGCAAAGACTTAAGCAAAGTCGGCTGGCAGTTCTTGGCTGCTGAGCTGCGGGCACTGCCTGCGCAACCTGCTGAGATCCAGGTAGTTATTGATCCTGTTATTGCAGGTATGGATCTGCTTGCCAGTGGTCAGGAATGGGCTGATGCTGCTGATGCTGCTGCTGCTGCTGCTGATGCTGCTGCTGATGCTGCTCGTGCTGCTGCTCGTGCTGCTCGTGCTGCTGCTGCTGATGCTGATGCTGCTGCTGATGCTGCTGCTGCTAATGCTGCTCGTGCTGCTTGGGATGCTGTTGCTTGGGCTGCTGATGCTGCTGCTGATGCTGCTCGTCGTCGGCAACGTGACACTCTGCTGGCTCTGATTAGCCAAGCGCCAGTAATGGAGGTAAGCAATGACTGAAAATCAATCCAAAGTAACAATTAAATACTTTGCAAAAGACGATCCTTCTATGCGTACGCAAGATCACAAATCAATGCGTACAGCTGTTGCTGTAGCAAATCTTTTACTTGCATATGGAGGTTACACAATTATTTCAATTGAAATGGTTGATCAACATGACAATGTCTGATTACCAGCAACAACTTTTCATTTATCGTAACCGCAACAAAAATCTCGTCCGTAAAGCAATGAACAATCTTGATTGGGAAGCAAACAACAACTCTTCCGACCTTGCAAACCAAAACAAGTACAGCATGGAACAACTTAAAGCCATGCAACTTGTTGCACGCATGAAAGAAGCAGCGGACAATGTTGGTGCTGGTTTTGTTGGCGGCTTTATCACACCATCAGGTCAACGTTTTATGATGTCTAACGTTGATGCCGATGATGTTCAGAACCAAGCAATCATGGCGCAGCTGGATGCAATTCATCACGCAACAGAGGCATCGCAAACCTCAGACGACTCATTGAGTTTCTTTGATGCATTTCAAAACAATCTCAGAATCGTTGAAACCGAAGACGGCGTTCAAATTATCATTGAAGCTACAGACGAATAAAGAGAAGTGGCTTACAGTAAACTGCAGTGAACTTGTACACCTGGAGCATCCAAACCATGTCCAAAACTCAAGCAACAACCTACGAAACAATCGTCACCAAGCTTGAATTGATTCTCAACACGCTTGATGACCTAATGGAAGATCCTCTTTTCATGGATACAATCCATGGAGAGCAGGAATTGAGTCTTGACCTTTACTACGAACTGATGGACACAATCATCACTCAGTTCAAACCACAGGAAACCACAACAGCGTACCGTCCTCTGCTTGTTGACGACAGCTACGACGCAGAATAAAACATAAGAAATAGCTCATAGTCATTATGAGTTAACCTTAAACGTGGCATCAGTAGGGAAGCCGCTCAACTGTGTAAGTCCACGACCAACGTCCACACAACAGTCAAACCATGTTCAATCCTTTCCTCACTGAAGGACAGCTTCAGTTGATGATCAACCGCGAGATCACCAACGCTATTCGCTCTCAATCATCTCTCCCAATGCCTGGTCCAACAGGCTTTAATTCCCACTACGGCTGCACTCCACCTGCTCCAGGTGCACAGCCTCTGATCACAGCTGCTCTTGGTCAGCTTCTGGTTAACGCAATCAGAAAGTTCTGATCAGACAATGGTGTACCGCAGTAAGTCACACCACTATTACAAACCAAATCCTAAGTTTGATAGAACGCGTAAATTCTGGCAAGTTTATCGTGGTATCAAGTGGGTAGTAGGAATCATCTATGATTCATGCTCCGTTATCTTGATCCTGATGAGTTTTGACAAAGTTTACAAGTTTAAGAGTTGGCGTGTCATTAAACCGTGGCAAATTGCCAAACTTATCGAAAAGATTCCCAAGTTGTTCCGCAGTCTGCGGCATCAAATGACGTATGGAATCTAAAACCTGTCAAACTTTTCACTACACAAACCTATAAGCAACTCTTAACAATTACTTTATGATTTCTGATGAGAGCTGTTGCTACGCTTGGTGTCCAAAACCCAGTGCTAGCAATGGTTCTCATCTTTACAAGTCGTTGCACAAGTACAGATTTATACCTCTCATAATGAAGTGCGGACAATATAAAGCAGATGGAAAGCACCGGTAGCACCAACGGAAAACTGGCTTGGGCAGTACTTGCTCACACACCAACTGGACGTAGTGAAGTCATCAAAGTAACAGATCATGAAGATGCCGATCGAACAGTCCAAGACAACCCATCAGCTTTCTACAAGTCCGGACCATTCATTGTTGCTTAGCGTTGGCGCAGATCAAAGGGTCAACCAATCTGCTAGTATCATCCAAGCAACAAAACACTCAATGCAGCTGCCAGTCACCAACTACGTGGTCATGCTTCACCACCACGATGTCGGAACATTTGCTCCTGCATTCCCCAACCTGGATGAAGCAGAAGAATTCTCCAATGCAATGCGTCTAATCACCAATGACGTAGCAGTCAGTGAGCCAGTTCCTGTTGCCGCCAGGCAAGCAATCAACTTCAGCACAGCAATCAAAAGCAATTGCTGAAAAGTTAATAACATCCTGAGAATACGTGCTATCGTTTCGGTAGCACGATTTTTTATGCATGGCTATCGTCGTCAGTGTGTCAGTACCGGAAGCACTCCACGTCCGCTGGAAAGAATCTGGGCTCGACATCAGTCCGTCCGCACTATTCCAAACAGCACTTGAAACTGAACTCAATAAAACAAACCAACACCTGGTCTATTGGAGTTCACGTGCACTCAACGCTGAAAAAAAACTTAAGACAATCGCTCAACTGATCAGTGCAAACGATAAAGAAGTCAAGAAGTTCCTGTTGTTTGATTCTGATCGTTGAGCAGCAATAGAATAAAATCATCCATCTGCAAAGTCATGGAAGATCTAAATAAGAATATTCGTCATTACCATCCCATTGAGTTGACGAACACACAGCGACTGGAAACAGCTGCATTGATGGATCAACTGAGAGATGCAGGAATCCTTCCTAAAAACATCAATCTTGGTCGATTCATCAATGAATGCTACTCCAGGGGTTTGAACGATTACAGAAAAGATCTCAGCTGTTTCGACTAATGTTGCGACTAACAGCAAAAAATCTCTATCACCTCGACTAATGTGACGACTACCAAAAAGAATCCTTAAGACAAACCAAAGAATCAGTTATACAATCAATTCCATTTGTATCAAGGGTAGATCTATGTACCTCTGTGCAAGTGGAATTTTACGTATAAATCAACCCAAGTTAAGTCCGCCGCCAGGGGTTTATATATAGATAGAACTTAATACTGTTACTTATAGATAGAACTGAATAGTATCTCTCTTTCATCTATAGATTAAAAATGGCGCATGGAAAAAGGCCAAGGGCACCACCCCTTGACCCAAACCATTGAACACACACACATGCTTGGTCGTCCAACCATGCACACTTGCAATCTAGCAAGGATCAGCTAGGGTGGTCAAGCAATCGGGTCAACCG